CATCTGCTTGACTGCTCATCGCAATCATCAGACCGCCACCAATAACTACAACGAAGGCAATAATGTAAATTGCGTTCTTAGCCAGCCAGCTAGCATTTGGAGATTCTTGGATCTTGACATTGCTTTCTCGCGCATTAGCAGTGTCTGCCAGTTCTATTTTCTTCTCTTCAAGATCAACCTTGCGATTCTCCAAAGCATTAGTCATGAGAAACTCCTCATGATCCATTTCCATTTGACGAAGTTTCTGCAATCCTTCTGGAGACTGCATTGCTTCTTCAATATTGACACCAAGCTTTTCTTCAATAACTTCTTTGCCTTTTGCCATTACAGCATTGCCAAGAAGTCCTAAGCCTTGAGATACCAAGGCTGCAACAATAGGTAACATGTTAATCTCCTACAGTAATCGTGGATTGAATGGAATCTGCATCAGTAAAGTATTTGGTCCCAGCGCTAATCCAATAGGTTGAACAATCTGACCAGCGGTAACTGGTGGAACGTTTTGAACTGCTCCTGCTGTGCCACTTGCAAGGTAGTACATAGTACCAATAGTCAGACTGCCAATACTGTCAAGCAAAGCTTGCCCAATGTTTACTTCTAATACTTGACCAGCTACTGCAGCACTGTTAGCCACGCCATGTGCCATATTAGCAAGACCATTAGCTTGCGCCAAGCCTGCTTTCAGGACACCGCCAGAATTGAAAAGTTTGATAACCTGTCCGCGCAGAATAGCAACATCTGCTACTGGATACATCCTTGTAAGATTTCCAGTTAGCAGAGTTTCTTCGTAATTCAGTGAGGACCAAGTATCAGTAGGCTGGGAATCAATACCGCAGTATTGCGAAACTCCACGCAGCAAGTTCTGAATCGCTCGGTGCAAATCACTGAAGTGCGGATACAGTTCTGGCGGAATAGAGTCAGGAGGAAACTGAGGCAGTCCTAGCTGAATCTTAAAATTATCTACACCGCTAGGCATTAGCGATCTCCTTCAGCTACGAGCTCAAGCAAGTAACTACTGAGTGCAAAGGTGCCTTCAACAGCAATAGAAATGTTGACACCAATAACTCGCTTAGCCCAGCGTTGGTAGCCAGTGTCTTGTTTCAGCAAGATCATAGGAGTTATAGTGTCAGCATTCTTGCCGTCAAGTGCTGCAATAGCTGTGACTTGTGCGTCTGCTACAGGAGTAGGACCGTCTGAGTAGACTCCTTCCAGTTCCAGTTGCTGCATAGATACAACTCGCGCACGCACAAGCTGGAACTTACCAAACACTGCAACACCTTTTTGTGGCAGTGTCTTGTTGTAGTCCATCAATGCAAGCTGGACAGATCCATTACTTCCAAGGAATCCAATAGCTCGCTTACTTGGAGGATCAGAGGCAATCCCAGTAGCCAAGTTTGCATACGATGTATTACCAATCGCACTGTAGGTTGTAGCTTCCAGATCACCATAAGTAAGGTTTCCAAACACGTTAGGATACGGATATGCAAAGCAATCCACGTGATCAATTTTGAGCTTGCCCCAGCGCTTGAGTGCCATATCCATGACAATAGCGTACTGATACAATCCGCTGTTATCTACACTGTAGGAGATAATGAGATAGCGAGAAGCAGCGTAGGTGACTTTCACACCAAACTCAGCTGCTCCTTCTTTGTGGGTGATGAGCTTCTTGTTGACAGCATCCCACTCTTCCCACATGCGACCTGCTAAGAAGTCATTGATCTCAGCAGACACTGGCTCACTGTTCTGAGTTGTAATCTTTTGCAGGCCGCCGGTAGTCCAAGCATATTGCGGGCCAGAATTCTGGTCACTAGTAACTTGCTCATAAGAAAGAATACCGCCAGCATTCGACACTTCCTTGAATGAGAAAGGTGCTCGAATGTTTTGAGTATATACAGCAGCTACAGCATTCTTAGCGGTGTAAATGATGAAGCCGCCAGCAGTTCCTACTACTGCGCTGATCTGAGCTTTGACGTCTTGTGGAATTGCAAAACCAGCACCAGTATCCAGACTTGGTACAAAGTCAAGAGGATCAACCAAGCTACTCCAGTGAACGACCAGATCTGTGTAAATGCCCAAGTAGTTGTTGCTAGAAAAAATGCCACGCACATCCGCGTCAGCAAGACCGATAAGTGTCTGCTTAGTGAAAGTGTCAGCCACTGGATCGTATTCGTAGATGCCAAGAGTTTCATAGCAGATCAGTGTTCGGCCGTTCACATATGCGCGAGTAACAGACTTGCCCTGCGCACCAGTAATAGGATTCTTCTGCGCCCAAACACCATCATTTGCACGATAAAAATAATTCAGTCCGCCACAAGGAGCGAACAAGAAGTTATTCTCATTGGTGTCACGAATGGTGATTGCTTGGTCGAAAGCAGTAACTCCTGGCAAGCCAAGAATCACTGTCTCATAACCAACAGACTGCACACCCTCTGCAGTGGGAACAATGTTTTCGCAATACAGCAACTGTGGAATGCTGTAATCAGCAGATTCCTGAGTGCCGTAAAATGCTTGGTTTGTCTTGACATTATTGTCAAGTTGCGGCTGAACCACTGTACGACCTTGCAAGGTCGATACTAGTGGAAAGTTTGCAGCATTTAGCGCACCGCGAAAACGTTGTTTAGCCATAATTTTCCCTTACAGGGGTGCTACAACTGACAGCACTTCTTGCGGCTGAATGCCAGCAGGTAGCATATCTGGAGAAATAATATCACCAGTTTCTTTGTCACGGAGAGCATGGATACAAAAAGCAACTGTGTCATCTTCCAGTGCTTTCAGTTCGTGATATTCTCCTGCTTTGATGTAGATCATCTGAGGAGCTTTGAAGTCTTTGCTCTTACCATTAACAGTAACGGTGAGGGAGCCGTAAGCAAGCAGAGTGCAGTGGTCAAACTGGTGTGCGTGGCCCGACTCAATATCTCCTGCTTTCAGGAAATGCATCTGGCGAGTCCAGAGATTTTTCACCAAGCCAAGAGCAACTTGAGCTTCACGAACATTGGGCAGTGGTTCAGACATAGCAATCCTTAAAATTCAAAAACAGGGACAACGTCGTAATCTGGTGCAGGCTTGCTACCTAGATAGCAGTGCAAGCGAGTAGACCACTTACGTTGATAGTAAGCTGGTCTATCCAGATCTACTGACAACCAGTAGAGTGGAGCAGCAACTGGAAACTGCTCATCCTGTACATCTGCAATGTCACAGACATTAGGATCATCAGTAGGGAGTAGGAGTAAATTAATCATTGGGGTATTACGATTATTCCACCAGCATTTCCACTAGCCCAGCCAGCAGGATAAGTACTGAAGATGTTAAGACTTTGAGCATTGCGGTTGTATATATTTCCGCCAACACCTGTACCAGCTCCGCCAGGTCCATTACCGCCATTGCCTACGTTATTGCTAGAACCTCCACCACCTACTGTGTACTGAAATTGCTGCCCAGGTGTTACTTTTAATATGCTAACAGCGATACCACCAGCTCCACCTGGGAAACTATTGGCTGCTACGTTAGCTGCACCACCTCCACCACCTGTGGCAGATAAAGCAGTACCAAAAGAACTAACCCCGCCAGATCCTCCAAATCTTGGAGACAGAGTTTTTCCTGAACCTTGAGCAGTAGCTGATCCGCCGGACCCAGCAATGCAAGCTACCAAGATAGTATTAACACCTTCAGGAACAGTGTAAACACCACTGCTCTGAGTAGCTAAGTAAGCTGACGGCGGAAATCTGGGG